TTTCTTCATGCTATTCCTTTCTTTAACTGCTCGTCATGGCCCCAAGAGGATGCCAGTTGGAGCTTCCGTCCATCACAAAAGCCTGCATGCTTGTCGCATTGGCCGTGGGATCTACCGTGCCGGCTATGGCGCTCAAAGCGCTGGGCCATACGAATGTGCGCCCTCCCGTGGAATCCTGATGAATGATGAAAATGAACGTTTGTCCGCGCACGTTCAACGGAGTCAAACTGGAACTCCCCACGTTTCCGGTTAAAGTGGTTTCAAATACCGTGGTTTGGGAAGGCGCGCCCGCGAAAGCCATTGTGGCCGCATATGCTATGTTCTTCCAGGTCACGCCCGCCGCCACAGTTGCCGCCAAAATGGCGTTCGTGAGATTAGTTGTCAGTGTGGAAAGATTGCTGTCCTCTGCCGAGTAGCCTTGCGCGACAATGAACTGCGCCAGGGCTGCGATCATGATGCTTAATTGGTAGAAGAGTTTATTCGCCGTGGGGCTCGGGAATTCCTGATTCACAGCCGCGCCGCCCGCACGGGTTGCGTCCGCGGCATATTGCGCATCCGTTTCCTGATTCGCTTGCGATGGATTGAAAACTAGGAAATTTGTGCTCATATGCTCCCCTATGCCCAGTATCCCTTATCGAAGCCCGCAATCAGGCTGTTGTTCAAATCGAATCCGAAAGCCGGCAGATTTGAGAACACATAGTTGTACAGCACCCCCTGCGGACGCGGAACGATCAAGCCGTTGGTTATCAAATCTTGCACGATGGAAGTGAAAGAGCCGATCAGAAAAATAGTTGCGGTCATGTTCTGGTTGTCTTCGATGATGATGCGGCCCAGGGGAAACAGATTTTGCCAAACGCTTTGTAGGCTGTCGATTGAACCATTCCATTCGTTTTGTGCGGCCTTGGCTTTGATGTAAATCCGGTAAGTAGGATCATCGAGAATCGGGCTCACACCGTTGGAAGGCTGGAAAGGCACCGTGCGCGAAACACCGACAATCGCCCCGATCATGTTCAGTTGTGCGCCAACCGCTGAGTCCACATCCCAGGCCAAGTCCAGGGCCACCAGGCATTGTGAAATATCGTCGAACTTTTGCAGAAGCATTTGCAGGAAAGCATTGAGTTTCGGGCTGTTTTTGTACTCGCTCGTGAGCAGCCCCAGGTAGTAATCCAGGCCGAGCATCTCCACCGGAGCCGCGCCATACTGGCCGCTGCCGTAGGTTTGCAATGGATTTCCGCTTGTGCTCATCTAAACGCTCGTTACGACTATATTTGCCAGGATGCCCTGCGCCACGCTGTTGAAAGGCAGCGCGAGGTCTACTGTTCCCGATGGTGCTGCCGAAGTTCCCGAAGTAAGAGCTTTAATGGAAAAGGTTGGCTGGTCGGGATTCGTGCGCGCATTCAACGCCGCGCCATACAATTCGCCGTAGATGACACTCTCGCCAATTGCCAGCGAGTTCAGATAATTCGTGACCGCCTGTTGGATGGCCGCCAGGGTTGCGCTCGTACCCCCGGCAAGCAGATGCACGGAAAGGGAAACGTAAATTGGAACATATGTCGGCCGATCGAAACTGATGTTCATGGAAATATTGCCGTTGCTGGGATCAACAATGGGCACTGTGATGGCGCCGTTGGTGTAACAGCCGATTCCGCGATTGTTATAGATGACCTGCGCGATTTCCTGATTCGTTCCGCCCTCGACGACCATGGTTATCGAATGGGCTGGATTGCCCCAACTATCGCTTGCCCCTGTGGGATTTTCGATGGAACTGCCCGGGCCTCCGGGAGTGGGAATGCCTTGCGCGACTCGCCCTATGCCGGGAAGGGCCATGAGGTCCGCAATCGTTCCGGCGAGCATGGTTATGGATGGCAAGGCAACAGAAATCGCTTGGCGCGCGCGTAGTTGTGAGTCCGTCTCAATCGGAGTTCCGGTTCCGCTTCCCACGGCTACGGCGGCTGAATTCGTGACACTTGTCCAGCCTCCGATGGGCGTGGCAATTATGGAAATTGCCCCTACTGGCGCGGTGATCGCTCCCGGTGTCGTGCAGGTCGCCGGGACGCTGATGCTGCCGGTGCTCGGAATTGTAACGGGAGTCGAGAGAAGCCAGGTGTACCCATTTGTATCCTGGCACGCGCCGTTGACGATAAGCGTTCCAGGTGTTCCCGTGACCGTCACGAACGTTACGGAGTAGGTGTAGGGAATACGCGCGATACCATTCAGTTTAACGAGGCGATCGAGCCCCGCGCCAATGGCTGTAAGCGGAGAGCTTTGATTGTAGACATATTGCAGCGCTTCGCAGCAATCATTCTGCTTCAGGCTAAAGATCGAGAGGAGCTGATAGATGGCGCTATCGACTCCAACATATTGATTTGCGCCGAATATCTTCAAGAACTGCGCGATGTTGTCCGCCTGAATATCGCTGTATACCGGAACCGTGAGTCCGGCGGGGCCGATGCTAGGCGGTGCGTAAGGAGCCATTTAATCACCCAAACTCGCCGCGGACGCCGGCGAATTAGAAACCGACACAGGTCCGAAAGCTGTTTGTGCCGTGCAACTGAAACTAAATTGCCGCGATTCTGGATTGAGAGCCGCAGAGACGTTTTGCGCGGCCGTCACATACGGTGTGCCGTTGATACGTTGCGCAAGCGCCAGCGACATGATTTGCTGGCCCCCAACACTGCCACGCTTTCCAAGAATCTGCTGAAAATAGGGTGTGCCTTCATTTAAATTTTCCCACCACTCACCTTGAAAAAGAAGCAAGCGGGTGAGGATGGCCTGTTCTACAGCTTCCGCATCGACGAGCGCGGCCCGGGGATCGAATATCGGGTCGTTGTCGGCATCCAACTGCAGATATGTTATTACAGAAGGTTGACTGGCCTTAGTGGGAGCAGACATGCCAACTGCTATTGCTGTTACTTGCCCCCCAAGGAATTGCGTAACGGATGTGTCCGTCACAGAGGCGTTGGGTACGATCATTAACAGCACCGTGCCGCTTGGCGTGGATGAATTAGTGCCGCTCCCTAAAACGACACCATTCAAATACAAGGTCCACGTCGCTCCGTAAAAAGCTAAACGGACACGATCGCCTGCTTTCGGAATAAGGCCAGGGAAATCTTGACTCCATATAAAAGTTGAGGTGACACAATCCAACAGGTCGAAGTGGTAGTATCCCGCCGTGCCATCGATTTCAAGAGAGTACCCTGTTGTCTGAGCAACAACATCGGTACGCATCCACAAGTCTACGGCACCCGCAAGAGCTCCTATCTGTACTTCAACCCACTGGTCATTGGGCCATAGAATCCCCGAATACTGCTCTGCGCATACGTTCACCCCTGATAGAACTGTTGCAACGCATTGGTCGCTGACAATCTGAAGAGACGCATAGCCTTCCGCGCTTAACTCCGACCAAGCTGCCGGATTCAAGGGGTTCTCGTTTGCCCGTTGAAAGCTATCCGAAACTAATTGTACAAACGATGTAGTTGAGCTATCCATCAATACACCGGTCCCGTTTCGCTCAAACCTGACTGTACGTCCGTATGCTCATGCGTCAAGAATACTTTTCCATCAACCTCCGTGTCGTTTCCCGAAGAGGCCGCAACGATCTGCTGGCCGTTGATATTCACGTTCCCGGAAGCCGTGATGTCCACGTCCCCCGAGGAGTTGATTGCCACTTTCGGCGCCGTCAGGGTTATACCCTCTTCGGCCACGTCCACGATCACCGTGCCATCTTCGCTTCTAAGTTGCGCGGAGTTTTGTGACCATGACGTTATGGGCCGCGATTGGCTGGACATACCCGGATAGAAACCGCAATCCGTAAGGTCGTGCCTGCGCTGTTCAAAGTTTGGCTGCACGAGCTGTGTGGACCCGTCCGGCGGTTGCACGCCGCCATGCTGCCACCACACGTCAATGCAGGCATCGCAGAAAACCAGGAGTCCTTCATCGCCCGCTTTCAGCGGAAGCGTAAGCAGGAAACCGCCCGCACGCGGCAGACAGATGGGCACATTGCGAATTGGTTTTATCGCTTCCCAATGTGGTCCTGGCGGGGATGGGACAATGACCAATTCACTTACCGCAACTTGCACGGTCACAACCGGAGGATTCTTGCTGTAATCGACGGATTTAACGATGGCCGGAGCCGCGCACCGGCAGTACAGTAACGCCTGTTTCACGAGCTGCTTCCACTGGTCAGACTCGGAGAAGTTGACTTGCGCTTGATTCAATTGGGGAGTGGGTGTTGTACTCATGGTGCCGCTCCCGGAGAAACAGCCGAAAAAAGCTGTTTCAAAAGACCCTGAGCCCAATCTTGTCGATATCCCGTCACTTCCGTGTACCAATCATTCCCGCGCGTGTCTCCATAATGATGGACCTGACCGACTACATAGACGCCTGAGGGATCCAACGGATAAACCAGGTTGGGAGGCACGACTTTCGCTTGTGAAATGATGGAATAGTCCAGTTTCGCCAGCATGGGCGGAACCTTTACTTTCAGCCTGGGATCGAGTAGCACGGTGAAAATGACGCCCACGGGAGTTTGTCTGGGAACTCCAATGATGCTTCGCGTGATTGAAGAATCGGGATTTGCCGGGGCCTGCCCCGGAGGAAAAGGAGGACTATAAATGACACTCACGGGATTCGGATTCGAGGCATCGTAAACTTCGGAGATAATGGGCAAGCCGGAGCTGTTCCAATGACTCACGGAATTATCGTCGGCCAAGCCCCCCATGAATTTGCGAATGTCCCCGAATACGGTTTTTCCGCGCGGGTAGAGCTTGGCTTGCAGCAGTTGCTTCGCTTTCGGACCTACTTGCTGGTTCGCGTTTGCGCCCACTTTGTCCATGAAGTTTTCAACCACTGAATACTGGCTGGACTGTTCCCCAAAAGCCAGGTTCACAAAATTGTTGGCCAGGAGTGGAATGGTGCCCAAGCAATTGAAGCGCATGGTTAAATCCACAACGTTTTCCCGGTCAAATATGACTTGCAGCACAGGACCATCCCAGATTGTGGCATACAACCCGGTTCCGGTTTGATAGCCGGCCTCCAACGTCAGCCATGCGGCATTCCAAAGCAAATTCTTTTGCTCGGGAGTATTCTGGTTGTAAACTTTAACGTCCGCAAACCAAAAGGGTGAAAGGTACGACGACTCCAGGACCTCGAAGGTTACACGCAAAGCTGTGGGATCCCAATTGCTTGTGGAAAGAACTTCTGTTCCTGGGCCATCCTGGCCAGCGACTTTCACGGAGAGCTTCCAGGCACGGCCGAAAAGGGGGATGGTGGAAGTGCTCATGCCGCTTCCTCCAAAATGGGAGTGTCGTCCCACAGTAGCGAAAAGTTTGTTCCAAGATCATCCCGGCCAGGATAGTCCGAGTCGGAAGTTC